GGTACTTGAAGAGTTGCTTGGTCGCGATCTCGAACCACAACTTCGTCTGCCGATCTTTCATCAGGTAGGTATTGTCAGCTTCAAGGCCGTGCCAAAACATGTTGCGCGGCGTAAGCAAGCTGTCCATGATCGCAGCGAAGCGGTGAAGCGAGAGCATGCCGGTGCAATCAATCTGCCGGTCAGTCTTCTTGACGCCGGGCATATTGTAACTGCCGTAGAAGAACGTATTGCGTGAAGTCGGCAGGATAATTTCTGCCGTCTCTTCCCATTGGCCGGCATGTGGCGCGCGAAACACCTGAAGCTGAGCGAACAGCCTCATCGTATCAATGAACGATCCTGTATCGCTCGATTGATTTGCGAGCACGTAGCCTGCTGCGTTAGCCATTGCCGTCTCCAACATTTCCTGGCGAACCCAACAGTGCCCCCGCTGCGCCGGTCAGCTTGGCCATATTCTCCATCTCGCGGACTTTTTTCTTTCGAAGCTCCGCTTCATTCTCAACCTGAGTGATGAGTTCTTGCCCGAGGCCAAGATGAGTTGCCGCCATAGACAGCCCGATATTCTTCTGGCTCATTGTACCTGGACGCATGTCACGCTCCCCTCAATTGGTATCGAACAACTGGATTGCCGAACCGATCAAGGCCCTGCGATTTGAGGATACCACGCTGCACAGCGCCGATACCACTGTCTTCCTTTTCGCGCTCGTAGTTCTCGTTGCCCTGTTTGGTCACATCCCGCAATTCCTTCAGCGTCTTCTCTTGCTCGACCTCTACCGGCGTCTTCTGGCGGTAGCCGAACGGCTTCAGGATACTGTCGAGCAGGTCGCCGGCAACTTGCATATGCGGAGCGCCGGCCTCTTTTGTCGTTGGTGCCGTGTCCGCGCGCTTGACGATTGGTTGCTGTGCATCGCTGCCGAGACGATGAGCCCAAATGTTCACGAAGTCCTGCGAGGTCACGTCATTGACGGAGCCGAACTGCGCTTTGTACTTCGTCGGTATGTTGCCCCATATCGCGGCCTTCGCCCAATTCTCACCTTTGCGTTGGCCCTCGCCGGTAGAAAGCATATTCTGCCACGCTGGTGCATCAGGCCGGCGCATATGAGCCGCGTAGCCGGCTTCGCCTTGCTGATGGGTCATGTAGCTATCGAGCACTGTGGGCGAGCGACCGAACTTCTTCTCGAAGGCTGTAGCTTCCGCAGCCATCTTGCGCGTGGCCGCGACCGTATTGTCTGCGCCATCCATGATGTTGCCACCTGGATTGTATTTCTGGAACTCGCGATCTGAAAGCTGGAAAAGACCTTTGTAGCTTCCTGTGCGCGCGTTCGGATTGTTGCCGCTTTCAATCTGCGCGATCTTCGAGAGAGCTTTTGGATTGATGTCGCTCGCCGCCGCTGCCGTCGCGATCTTGGCCATCGGATGGTCAGCTTCAATTGGGATTGAGCCGGTCGATTTCATATCCTGTGCTTCGCCACGGAACATAGCCATGACGTTGCCCATTGAGGCCAACTTGACAGGCGCATCAAGGCCGGGTGTCCCGGCGTCTTTGAAAGCGTCAGGGTTCGGCTTCGCCTTCAGTTTTTCTTCACCGAAGGCACCGTAGTTGTCCTGTGTCGGACCAAAATCATTGTAAGCTTTAGCTGGGTCCTTTGTAACATCTGGCGACCGCGATGCAAGCTTCGAGCGGAACGGAAGCGCGTCTTGAAGGTCGCGGAGGAAGCCTTCGCCCAGCCCAATACTCGCGCTCGAAGGGCGGTGAAGGCCCTGCGCGTCGAATGTTGGGAACATCTCGGGGTTAGTCGCAGGACCGAGCCAATCGGAACCGCCCCCATCAGGCAAAAACGGCATTTGTTACACCTTCGGCGGGATTTCCCGTTTGCACCATCGGCACTTAGAGGGCATCATCGCAGAAATTAGCCAAAAGAGCAAGCTTCCTGCAATTGTACCATAAACAAAGGCTTGCACAGTCGTCATCATGTCACCAGCACCCTCGCTTGTGTCCGTATGCGTTGTGCGCGCGGACCTCTTGAATGGTCGGACCCGTGTCGCCCTTCGAGGAAAATGTTTGCTTGCGCCATCCAGCGCAATTAACATTTGCCCCGGTCCCGGTTGTTTGGGTCGTTGCACAAGCACTTAGGAGTGCTGCACAGATTATGCTCGATAGCAGCCCGATCATCTTCAGCTTGCTTCGTCTCTGTGATACGAGTTTTGTCCCATTTCGATTGAACACGATACTCTCCGTCTTTGACGCCCACAACATAGGCGCTGGTTGTCATAAAAATTGCAACGCCCGCGTAGATCGCTTGCGTCTTACCGAACGGACCCCACACTGCCCAAGCTGCGCACGCTGCCATCGCGAGACTTGCGAGGCTCATGTGCATGATGAAGGGCCACAAGCCCGCAGTGATTATTCCAATCCAGTCAAACATAGCTTTTCCTCCGCTCGACGCCGATTGTCTAGGCCCTTGATAACCCTTCCGGCACCTTTATTCCATGCTCGCAGGCTGTGACAAGCATCTTGAAACCGTCCTGCATTGGTATTCCTCACCATCGAAGAATGGCAAAAGCCGTCGATGCCGATATTGTACGCAGCGGACACGAAAGCGATGTGCATGTTATCCGTGATGGGGCGCGGTGGGTGAAGACAGGCTCGCATGCCATCGTCGTATTTGGGCAAGAGCTTTGCGAACTCATCTTTGCAATCCTGGACGGTGAACTTTTTCTTGAAGTTGATGCCATCGGCTTCTGTCTCCCCGATGCAGACGGTGAGAACACCGACGCTATCGTAATATGGTTTCGTGTAGATGCCTTCCCATCCGGTGATGAAGACTACCGCAGCCGTAAGGGCCGCGCCTGCCAATCCTGCTACACCGTGACTTGCTCTGACCGGAGCCATCTTAGTCCCCATTGCTCGTTTGACGAACTGCTACTAACGCATCCGCTGAAAATGCACCCTACCACAAAATGCCCGCGCAGTAAAATTTACAGTGCGTGGCATCCACCGGCACGATGGCATTTATGTCAGAGAGTTGGAACCAAACTTTCGCATACGTTCCATTTTGCGTTAGACATACATAGAGTTTGATCGTGACACCTGTGCCTCATCACCGTCTTGGAAGAATATCGCACACCGCAGACAGCGGAGTGAGAATGGAGATCGGTGTGTCGAGCAGCCCTACAGTCAAAGCGAACATCTCGCCTCGGCTGTTATAGGCTGGCCCGCCACTGTTCCCGAAGAAGATTGGGAGAATGGCGGGCACGCCAGATTTCCAGCGGCCCACTTCTTTCGCCTTGCCGGCGACGTAGCCCCTGATATGAACCAGACCGAGGTCCGCAGGATAGCCCGCCGCAGTGATGGCATCACCAACTTCCGGCACCACGCATGTAAACTTTGTTGCTTGTAATCCTGGAAACATTTTGTCAATCTCTGTGTTTCGCAGAAGTGCCATGTCGTGGTCTTTGCTCGTCCACACGACATCAAGATTGAATTTGAGATCGCCACCTTGCCATTCAGGCGGCGTGTCTTCGAGACAATGGTACGCTGTGATCGCGAAGCCGTTGCCGAGATATGCGCCCGAGCAATGGCCGTCCGCCATCTTCAGGTACATCGGTTCCGGCTGCGAAAGCTTTACCTTCGAATTGATAACACGCGCTGACATCGAGGCGATGCCGAGGGCGGCGAAGAACGCAGCAAGGACGAACCAGGACGATGCACGCATATCATTCACCTTCATCTCTGGAGGGATCGAATACGGAGAAGTTGACACCCTTGCATATTTTGACTTGTCTGTCTAGCGGTTGCGACTTCTTGCTGCCCAACGGCACCATTTGTGCAAACCGCAGCGACATGGCAGCGTAACGAGTGCTGTCCATTTCATGGTCCTTGGTCTTCACTATCTTCCCGTCTTTCCTATGGTAATCCTCAAATTCGTTCTGCCAACCTGACAGGTGGCGCGCGACCTTGAACTTGCCATTCCGCATGCGCGTCGAGAGATCGAGCAGACCGGCCTCAACACTGTTGCCATCCTTCCCAAGATAGGCTGCCGGCTGCGCCAGCATCTTGAGCCCTTCAGCCTTGTAGAGCGACTTCGTTTGATTGCCTTGCTTGTCTCGCTGGTCCCCATCTTGTGGCCAAGCAATGGGAACGTCGATAGCCTGTGACTTGATCTTCGAAGCGTGGTTGACCGGGAACAGGTTCTCCATCTTCCAGCTATCATGGACATGCAGCACGTCCGCGTCTCGGTCCCATAGCAACAGCGTGTACGCGAAGTTGTTCACGCCGAAGTCCACGCCCGCGATCTTCACCCAATGCGGAGGTATGTATCGGATTTGATCTTCAGCAATCATGTCAAATGTGACGCCAGAGTACACTCGACCTTCACCGCGCATCGCCTTGCCGCTGGCGCGCGTCTCGCGTTCGTGCTCCGGGTAACCAGCGAGCTTCTGGTCCCATTGCTCTTTGGTCATGTGCTTGGCTTCGTAGACGTGCATGATCGTGACGCAGCGATCCTTGATGCCGGGATCGTTCGCCTTCGGGGACATGAACCGATCATATGATGCGGTCGCGCCCTTCGTGGCGGTGTACGTCATAAACATCATGCCTTCGTAGGTGAGGCGCGCGGAGCACTCGGAGTAGATGCCCTGGTCGCCGGGCTCCATGTCTTCGTCTAGCCAAATGACCTCGCACGTAAAGCCTTGGAATTTGCTGGCTCCCTTTTCATAGGACATGAAGCGCACTGTCGATGTGCCGTCTTGCACTCCATCCGTGGAATGGACAACTTGCATCGTGTCCAGCGTGTCGGTAACTCCACGAGTTGATGACACATCAACAATGAGATGCTTCGGCACCATTCCGGTTCCTTTTTCTTCTTCCACACCGGGAGGTCCATATATTTTCTCCTGAATTGTCGCACGAGTTGCCTCCGCGCTCAGTCCTGCGACGACGATACGAACGGGATGATCGTAGCGCCGACCTTCCCACCAGTCCGGGTACAATCCCGTAAGGTGGCAAGCAATCTCAAAAGCTCCTGCTTCGGTCTTACCGGATTGGTTGCCGGCAAGGAATAGACGCTCGCGGTAGGTTGCTCCCGTGGCGTAGAACAGTTTTTGTTTGTCATAGGGTGTCCAGAACAGCATCTTGTTGAACTTACGGAGCTTGACCGCCTGCTCCATCTCGGTAACCATCTTCACCAATTGGTCACGACCGACAGAGCCCGCGAGCTTGTCGAGACAATGCTTGCCGTCACCTTCGGGATAGCATCCGCATTTTGGGAACAGTGGACACGTCATTTGCGTTTCTTCCGTTTAGGTGGTTCCCAAAACACCATCCACCAGCACGCATAGAAGATCGGGCCGAGGATGATGACCGCGATCCAATCGTACCATTTCACAGTTCACCCAATGTGGCTTCATCAGGGTCAACCGTCTTGAACTCCGCATCGACCACAGGCCCATTCAACAGTTTCATCGGACCCGCGATCCCGAGTTGCTTGGCCAGCGCAGCCGCAGTCAGAAGAAGCTCTCGTGTGCTACGCTCGTCTTTGTGCGTGACGTTGACGTTGTGCTCAGTCTTCGTTCCAAAACCGGGGATGCGGTCGAGAATATCTTTCAGCGCACCGCGTTTGTCGCTGTCACTCTTTGCCGACTGACCGAGGTTGATGAGTTGTGAGACTGTCCAACCGGCGCTAGCACCAAGTCTGCGGTGGGCTTCTTCGTTGATCGCCTCGATCACTTTCGGATTGTGCGCGAGCCGGTATGCAGCGTTCCACACGACTTGATCGTCGGAACCTTTACCACCGTATCCTGCGGCGCGGGCAGCGCGAGAATAGTTCAAGTCGGGTCCGTCTTGAAGCTCGATGACGAACGCGCGCATTTGGTTCGTCGCGAGAGCCCGCATCGCCGGCCCCATCGCCTCCGTAATTTCTCCAGTTGCTCGTTCCGAGATCGGGTTTCTACGCATGAGTAGGCTACTACCAGTCTATTAGGCTGCCGTCAACCTTACCCGAGCCAGAACGGCGGCACCCTAATAGGGGGTAAACTCAAAATTTTCCGCGAGATTGGCGGTTGGGGGTAATTATATACGCTGGCGTCGATCCCGGGGTACGCCCCCGCATGCCCCCGGTCTAATTGAAGCCGCGTGCAGACATAGGTCCGCGACGTGTTCCACATAGCAGAACGATGCAAACGCGTTCTTGCATGCGGAACGATGCAAACACGTTCCACATAGCAGAACGATGCGGAATACGTTCCACATAGCAGAACGATGCAAACATATTCAGCATGCGGAATACGTGTCATAATCCCCGTGTGGCTTGTCATAATCCCCGTGTGGCTTGTCATAATCCCCGTGTGGCTTGTCATAATCCCCGTGTGGCTTGTCATAATCCCCGT